TTGACCTATATTGTAATATTGCTCCATCATTCAATGTAGTTGTATCAACATCACCGAGCAGTTTTAATTGAAGTGAACTATTTTGAGCAGCCTGAGCTGAGGGTAGGGAAACTGATACCGTTTGTGGTCCAGAAGCCGTATTGACACCAATACTTGCTGTTGTACTATTGCTTTGTCCTACAGTAGCTGTAATATCTGCCATCTAATTCTCTCCTAACTATATTTATAATAAAAAAATTGTGAATTATATGGATACTTGTGGTCGAACTGTAATAATACCTTCGATAACTCTTGTAACTGTACTAGAAGAAGTCTGTAAAATCTCTAAATCATAGAGATATCTTTCACCATCTAAGGCTGCCGTTTCATCAGCAGTAAGTGATAGTGTGACAATACCTGTTGTAGGGTCACCATTTACTGTAGTTGTAATGACTGTTCTTGTTCTAGTTGATGAATAACCTTTAGCCATCTTAGCAGACGCTGTATATCCTGTCAAATTAAATGCGTTTCCGTTTGAGTCTTTAACGGTAACATCTGAATTAAATGTTGCCCCTTGGTCTAGTGTTAAGTTTGCTATTGCGGCCATCTATTTTTTCTCTTCTGGTACTTCTTTTTTTACTAATTCTGCAATTTTATTATTGTAGTGTGTTGTTAACACTTCGATTTTTTCTAGCTCAAGATTGTGTCTTACTTTAGAAGCCTGAATTTCTTGTCTTACCACTAGGTAGTTTTGTAATTCTGGACTCAATTTTGCGACATCAAACTCTTTGCCATCAATCATTACTGTATTCATAATTATCTCCTATTATACTATTTATACGATTTAAAAGGTACTATTTTATCTTTAGGATATATTAATGTCTGTGAACAATCGTATTCAGAACCATTACATACCATATATTGTTTATCAGATACTATTAAATCTGTGTCATATTGTTTATTAAATCTATCAAAGTACCATCTAAGCCATTTTGTATTCTTTCTCTGTCTTGATATAAAATAAAACTTAGCATTAAGTGAGTTAACATACTCTATCTGTTGATGTATCATATCAAAAAATCTATGTTCGCCACCATAAGTCTTTGAACCACCAGTTTCTCGTATCTCATCATCAATCAACCATCTGTTCATAATTCTATAAACACCATCACCATAAAAATCTCTGGTATAGATAGATGAAAATGTTTTTACATCTTCGTCAATTAATCCTATTGTAATTGCTGTCTGACCATACACAGAATAGTCTTCATAGTTTTTCCAATATTCATCTCTTTTATTAGTAATAACCTGTTTGATTATTTTATGTATTTGAGATATGTGTTTGGAATCTAATTCAGTAGGTCTAAGAGTATAATGCTTTAATGTCACTTTGTTTATTTGTCCATTCTGTAGCAGTTGTATAAGTCAAGTTATAAATTTTGTCTATCACTTCACCAGCACCACCCACATCACCATTTGGTATCAATGCTAATTTCTGAGTTGTATTATAACCAAGATGTTCAGTATGATAATCTGCTAATGCTTCTTTATGAATTGCATAGTTATTGGAACACTTCATTAAATCAAAACAAATATGTTTTTTTAAATGGTCTAAAATTCTACCTAGTTTCTTGCCTCTATGGTCTTTTGAAACCCATTGACATGAACTATATGCTGACTGACCAGACATATCAGATACATCTTCATATGTACCACTAAACTTTTCTTTCATTGCCTCAACAAATACAGGTATAGATAATTTTTTGGCTGCATATGTGGCAACAACTTCACCATCAATCTTTAAATGTAAAACAAAGCCTGTAGCGTTATCTAGTTTAGTTTCAAATGCTGGGTCAAAATCATAAGGGTAATCGTCTTTATCTTTGCTTGTCAATATTGTTTTTAAACCAGCAAAGTCCTCATTAATTTCAATATCAGCACCTTGGCCTTCAAAAAAATCAAATAATTCTTTATGTCTATTTTGAAATACTGTGTCTAAAACAAAGTATGTATGATTGTTTGTTATTGTCATATTACTATTTATTCTCCATTACTAATCGTCTAAAATCTTTTTTGTATATTCCTTGCCATATAATCTGGTACTGTGGTTTTCTATTCATATTTACTACCCAATGTTTCTTTCCAACATTTGTCCATCTCAAACATCCATCATATGCTGGCATAACTTTGTTATCAAATACACTATAACATGATTGAACATGATTTAAACACAAATTAAAAGTATTTAACATATCAAACATATGTACTTGTTCACCACCTAATAAATGTTTAGTGTCCTCTGGAACATCATTGTGTTCAGTAATCACACCACCACCTTCTAGTCGTGTTACAAATATTTGACCAACATGCATATACTTATTAATCACTTCTTTGAAAAACTTAACCAAAGTAGGACTAAACTCTGCAACATTTGTCCATTTTCTATTGTCAAGAAAATATTTTAGTGTTGCCTTGTAGTCGCCAGCTGTATTGAATACAGCAGGAAATCTATTAATTTGGTCTTTACTATTACCTGTTTCATTTAAGAAACATAAACTTTTCCAGCCATGCGCCTCAATCAAATCACCTGTAAGACCTGGATAGTGATTAACACTTTCTGCGTCATCTAACTTCATTCTATCTATTTGATTATTGTCAGCGTCAAACGGTCTTCTCCAGTAATCTTCATTTACAAGTTTTATCTCATCTAACATTTCTTCATATGGTATATCCCAAAAATGAGTTATATCCATAAATGGTTTACTTTGTGTAAACTTAAAAAATTCTTGTGTTTCGTTTCTCATATTTTTAGCCACTCATCTAATAAGGGCACCTTTTTGTTGTCTTTTCTACCGAACCATAAACTAGGTGTGGTATCAAGATTTAATCGTTTGCAAATTTCATCTGCTTTACCTCTATATTTATCATAGAAATATGAGGGTGAAAAGGACATTAATTGATTAACTAAATCGACACCAGCCAGATTGACATATGCCTCAGATTTAAACATCTCTAATGTCTTGATTGGTTTCTTTGAGAAAAGTATACCTACTCTATGAAATTGAATACCATACATTTTACTAAAACTAAATGCCACATATCCTACTTTACTCAAATCATAAGTCTTCTTTAGACCACTACCACCAGCCCATGCTAAATCAACAAATGTATTTTGTTCTAATAGACTTTGTGTTTGTGGGTGCTCATCTGCCGTATCATAAAATGGTAGACTAATAAATGGTGTATTATTTGTACATCTAATACCTGCTTTTCGTATCATTAAATACTGAGCAATATAACCAGGATAATCGTCTGATACCACCTCTGGTCTTAAACGGTGCTCAGTTATGGCCATATTAATTGATTCTGATACACCAGTTGTAATATAGACATGTTTAAAATCTTTTAGACCTTTTACTTTAAAATGACCTTTGTTAAACCACGATATAAAGTTTTCAATAAATTTTTCTTGTATATCATGTCTATTTTTTATCAAATTATTATGGTCATATAATCTTGAATAATATTGTTGTATCACGGCCTTAACTTCAGGAAACTGAATTGTCCATGTTGGATTTACATACATTCTTTTATTGCCCTTTCAAATAAATCAAAGTCATCATCACTAATAATGTAAGGTAAACAAAATACGGCAGTAGATACATTCTCTGAACCGTCTTCTAATATAAAACCTTGTTTTCGCATTTTCTTAATAAATGTTAATGATTGTTTTGGTGTTTCAAAGTCAATTGCACCCATGCAACCGAACTGTCTTGTCGCTAAGTCTGTTTGTTTATGATTTAATTCTATCTTATCTAATTCTTTTAATGTTTCTAATGCAGCTGCACATCCAACAGGATGTCCTGAGTATGTAAAACCATGATTAAACATTTTAATATTCTTTTCTATTCTTTCGTTTATCAAACATGCACCCATAGGAAAATATCCGTTTGTAATACCCTTGCCTAATACTATTATGTCAGGTTCAAAGTTTAGTTTTTCAAATGCAAACATACTACCTAGTTTACCAAAACCTGTTACAGTTTCGTCAAATATAACTACACCACCTTTTTGTTGATACTCTTTTAGAACTGTAAATATTTCTGGTTCCCAATCATAAACACCACCTGCACCTATAACTGGTTCTATAATCACAAATGACATATCATATAAACCTTTACATATACTTACTAAGTCATCTACATTTTCAAACTTATGTACACTCATAGGATTTTGTATACCCCAAAACTTGTTTATATCTTGGTCACTAGCATTAGCACTTAGTATTGTAGAACCATGATAACTATGTTTACCACATACTGCAATTTCTTTACCTGTTAATTTGATAGCAGTTTCTACGGCTGCACTTCCACTATTTGTAAAATAAACTCTACTCATCTTTGTTCTTTTACAAATCTCATTGGCATATTTTTCAGCAATCTCACTATGATAACCAGAAAAGTTACTTGCATATGGTAACTTAACTAATTGTGTCATCATAGATTGTTTAATATTTTCATTTGAATAACCAAGAGGAACATTCCACAAACCAGACATTGTGTCTTTATAAACCTTACCGTCTTTAGTCAATAATTCATAATACTTGGCTGATATAACTTGTTCAGCTTCTGAATATATCTTACTAAAACTTAATATTTCTTTTGTCGCCATAATAAAAATACTTCCCTATCGTTTATTTTTCCTGTGTCTTTAACTTCAAAACCTAATCGTTTATTAAATTTTATATGTTTCTCATTACATAAAGACCAGTTGCGTTTCCATGTAATATTATTATCAAGATATCTGCCTAGTTTTATACCTACGCCAGGTTTACTAGATATTAAATAACCATCATAAATTTCATCACCACTTATATTATACCAATACACACCTTTTAATTCTTTATCAAAACACCCTAACCACTTACCTGCACCTCTATAAAACTGTTTAAGTTGAGGCCATTTATTTGCAAGTATAATTAGGTGTTTTCTCCACATATGAAAATCATCATGCCATTTATCTTTGTGGTTTTGTTTCTTAACAAATTCTAATGCTTCTAATTCTGTAATATGTTTTATTTCCATAACAATAAATTGTGTATCTGTTCAATTGATTCTTTGCAACATTTTATATTCATTACTAACATTGTACTATCATCTGAAAAAGAAAAGATAGTATGTTTTTTATTTGTGTTTAAAAAGTATGTATATCCTCTGTTAAAATTTAATAGTTTATCTTCATATACAAAATAAAGAAAACTAGGATTGCACTTTTTAATTGGCACTATTAATCTGATAAACCTTTGTTCACCAAACTTGTAACTATCTATATGTGGTGGAAAGTATCCACCTTTTTTAAAATTAAGAAAGTGTGTTCTACATAACCATGGTTTCCATGGGTCAACTAATTTTTGAACTTCTTTACTTTTATGGTAAACATCTGTTAATGTGGTAAAATTATCTTCATCATAAATTTTACCTTGTTCTTTTGACAATTCATATAGAGAATCTAAATCAACACCATTTCTTGTACCGTCTGAACTGGTTACACTCAATCCATATCTTTCTACATTTTTTCTAGGATTATATTTTATCCATTCAAATTCTTTAATTTCATCTAGCAATTGTTTTGAATTACAAGAATTATTTAATTGTATAAAATCGCCATATGATAATAAATCATTATACATTATACTTCTATCCATTCTTTTTTTAGTTTAGGTGGTAACACATTCATTGTAAATATTTCTTTTTCATAATGTTCTTCACCTCTCCATGGAGCCCCTAAGCAAAAAGTTAATTTTTCTTCAGCAGATTCTAATCCGTGTGGATGACCGCCATTTAAAATATATGTGTTGTAAGTATTAGGAGCATATACTTTATTATTATCTTTATCTAAAAAATATAGACTATCTAATTTACCTGTTAATGCAAGTCTAAATTTTTGATGAAACTCTGGTATTTGTATTTGGTGACAATCTATATGAGTAGGTATACTATTACCTTTTCTAGTTTTTAAAATGTGTATTTTACCTTTTGCTGATAGAATAGGTTTTATTTTTTTATTATAAACATCTATTAAATGTGTACATAATTTACCAGCTTCTGTCCATACAAAATCCTTATGATATAAATTTACAATATCACAGTTTCTATATTCATTGAAAAACCAATGTTTATCAGGTATAGACTTTACTTCTTTGGTAATTAAATCTATATCACTTGTTGTAATATTTAAATCTATAGCTTTGTATGTAAACATTATGCACCTATAATCATAAATCTTTTGAAACCATCACATTGTAAACTACCTTTGTAATGTATCATTTTTAACTTTGTTTTATCTGCAAATTCATTTTCATCTTTTACACAATTAATATGTTCTGGTAAAGATGTATAATTGTTTGATTGTAGAATTACGATAGAGTCATCTTTTCTTCTTCTACTAATAAATTCATTTAATACATCTTGCTCTATGTGTTCACATGAGGTACAGATAATTACATCATGTTTTTTAACACTACGATAATCCATCATATCATAAGTTTTAAATTTAACTTTAGGATACAACTTTTTACCTATAATGGCACAATTGATATCCATGTCAAAAGACAATACTTCTCCATGGTCTGATAATTTATTTGCCAAATTACCATACCAACCTGCAGCCACCAAAAATCTTGGTTTCTCAAACAGCTCAAAATATTTAATTGATTCTGATACCAACCAGGTCTTACTAACCTCTTGGTTTGGATTTAGTGAGTTAACAATAGACTTGACCTTAGGGTCATCACTAATCTTAGATATCGCTTTCAACATACTATAATCAAACATAGCTATATTTATAACGGATAAATATAACTGATATGATGAAAGATAATGGAAGCTATTGCCCTCTGATATTTAACGAAATATACGCCGATAATTCCGGCGAATATCGTTTATGTTGTCACGCAAGGTCAACTAAGACCTCTCAAAAATACAAATCACAAACACACAAACCTTTCGAATACTTTAACTCTCCAGAAATGGAAGATAATCGTAATAAAGTATTAAGTGGTGAAAAACTACCTGAATGTTCTACTTGTTACAAACAAGAAGAATACGGTGGTGAATCATATCGCAAGAAAAAGATAAGACATTATCAAACTAAACTGCCAACTCATGTAGATAAAGTAACATTAAAATTACGAATTAACGGAAGTTATTGTAATCTAAGTTGTTATATGTGTATACCATACAACTCATCTACAAGAAGAAATGAAATGAACAAGATTTATCCTGAGGGATGGGAGTTTTT